GAACAACGAGCTGCTGTACAAGGAGACCGCCTCGAACAAAGAGGTTCTCATCACCAACCGTGCCCCTGGTGGTACGGCTGTGATCGAGGCTCCTGCAATTGGCACCACCGACTATTTCGCCAAGGCTGTAGCGGCTGCCACTGGCTCCACCAGCCTTGTGCTGGGCGCCACTGCCGGCAACATCGTCACGCTGAACGCAGCGCAGACAGATATCACCGGTTGCAGCTACGCTGATACTAACGGCGTAATCGCGCTGTCCATGCCGTACTTGGCTCTGCCCACCACGGCTGGCAACAACGAAACCACGCTGGTGTTCACCTGATCTCTGTTCATGGCCTTCGTCCTCAAGAAGACTGCTTCCTACAAATGGGAAGTCAAAGTTGAGATCCCGGTTGACGGGAATCGCTTCGAGTCTCAAACGTTCGAGGCAGTCTTCAAGAAGATCAGTCGCTCGGCCTTCAATGCTCTCGTTGACAAGGGCGATGACGCTCTTGTTGATGGGATCCTTGAAGGCTGGGATGGCATTAATGATGAGGCCGGTAAACCAGTTGTTTTTACTGAAAAGAACAAGAAGGAACTGTGTGACGATCCTTACGTCATGAAGGCTTTGATTCAGGCGTATGCCGATAGCGTCACTGGGGCGCTCGCAAAAAACTAAAAGCCGCCGCTGAGTACTGGGCGAAAGGCGGCGTTGTAGACGAACGTGAGGCCGACCTGAAGGCTCTTGGCGCAAGCGAGGAGCAGATCGCCGCTGCCCGTCTGCAGGCTGTTCAAAAGGACTGCGAGGTCTGGGAGGAGAATTGGGAAATCGTGTTGATGTTCATCCGCATGTCGACGCAATGGCACACAAGCATGGCTGGATTGACGGGACTGATCTACCCGAGTTTGGAATGGCTCTGTAAACTGTATTCAGTCAAGGATCCTGTTGCCATCTTCGAAGGCGTGCAGGTGATGGAAATGGCTGCCCTGGCCGTTCTGAACGCAAAACGATGAGCCAAGTCACTGAACTGCTTGTACGCATTCGGCAGCAAGGTGACGATCAACTCGTCAAGCTGCAAAACACATTCAAGACGCTTGGACAGCAGACTGCGGCTGCAAATGTAAATTTCAAAGAATTAGCGCAGGAACTCAAAAAAGTTCAAGCTGGTTCCGCGCAAAGCATTAATAATCTCAAAGGTTGCATCTGCTTGGCGTGAAATTGCCAATAGCGTAGATACAACATCTGATGAGTTTCGTATTGCGCGTCAAGAAGCTGATGCTCTGGATGCAAAGTTAAACGGCTTTCAGAACAATCAACGGGCAGTTGCGACTAATTTCAGAAGCATTGCCAGTGCTGCGAATCAGGCCGCCACTGCAATACGGACAACAACGGGTTTGCTCCGTGACCCCTTGACCGGTGCTTATCGAGGTGTTGCTGGTACGACTCAATATGGAGCGCCAATCGGTCCGGTTGTGCCGCCAAATTATGCGGGACGGATTGCACAGCAGCAACGAGAGGCTGACGCCCAAGCAAGGCGTGATGCTCGCCGGCGCCAAATCATGGAGCAGCGTGCAGCCTATGCCGGTGAAATCCTAGGCACCCGTGATCCACGCACTGGCGCACTTATTGCTGGTGGTACAGGCCAGTTTCGTGCTGTAGGCACCCAATACGCTCAACCGATTGGTCCTGCATTGCCTACTGCCGCAAGAAGGCGATTGGGTCTTGGTCAAATTGCTGGAACCGCTGGAACGATTTCCGCTGCTGGCGTTTTTGGTGGCATTGAAGGTCTATTGGGTGCTGGCATTGGCGCTACATTTGGCGGTCCTTTGGGCGCCGCTACTGGTGGTGCCATTGGCGCACAAGTTGGAATGGCTAGGCAAGCGTTGGGCGGAGCTGCAACATATGCCGCTGAAATCGCCAAGCAACGCCAAGCTCTGCAACTTGTCACCAAAGACACAAGCGAATATCGTCGCGCGCTGCAATTTATCGATAAAACAAGCAGGGATCTTGCAATTCCGCAAGAAATCCTGACTCGTCAATTTACGCAGTTAACTGCTTCCGTCAAAGGTGCCGGCGGCAATGTCAAGGATGCGGAAAAAGCATTTATTGGTGTTGCATCTGGTATTCGCGGTACAGGAGGCTCACTTGAGCAGCTTGATTCCGCGCTCACTGCAACATCACAGGTATTTAGCAAAGGTAAAGTTTCCGCTGAAGAGCTTCGTCAGCAAATTGGCGAACGACTGCCAGGCGCTTTCAGCTTGTTTGCTGAATCAATGGGTAAAACGCCTCAAGAGTTGGATAAAGCTCTTGAAAATGGCGAAGTAAGTTTGCAAGATTTCCAAAAATTTGCGGAAAAACTTTTCGCAGAATATGGTGAAAACGCAAAGATTATTGCCGATGGTCCGGATGCTGCTGGAGATCGTCTTCGCACTTCCCTTTCTCGCCTAAATGAAAGCATTGGTAGCCTGCTTAAGCCAATTGGTGCATCTTTCCAAAATACATTTGCGGCTATTGTTGGCGCAATTGATGCGGCGGTTCGAAAGTTAAATGAATTTTTTGGTCTAGGCAGGGGCAGGCAAGGACAAATTAATGACTTGCAAAAAATTCTTAATGTAACAGATCAAAGAATTCAAGCATTTGAAAAACTTGGAGGAAAAGGCGGCACTGGTCTTGGACCAATTGAAAAAGGTCAATATGACGTTTTAGTTAAACGTCGCACGGAAACTTTTGCACAAGTATCTGCCTTACGTGCGGCTGAAAAAGCAGCGGCAACTGGAACAGGCGAACCGTCAAAAGGATTGCCTGGAATCCAACCAGAAGCAAAAACAGATAAAGCTGCGGAAAAAGCAGCAAAATTGCAAGCACGTTTAGCTGAACAAAGGAATGATATTTATCGCAAAAGCGAACAATTTCTCAAAAAAATACAAGAAACGACTGAGGACGTTTCACTGGAAACTCGGCTACTTGGCGGTAGTGCTTTTGAAGCTTTTGAAAATAATTACACCAAAGCTGTTCGTTCAGCCAATAAAGAAACGGAACAACTGCTTAAGCAAGTTTTTGATCTTGCCAAGGCGTACAAAGAAGCTGGCGGCGATTTAAATGTCACGCCTCTTGTCCAAGCAATTAATGATCTTAATGAGAGCCAAATGAACTTGGCAGCCGGTGATGCTGCACAAAAAATGAGTGATTACTGGCAAGGCTTGTCCGACACATTTATTGCCATTACGGATCAAACCTATGCGATGACTCGCGCTTTTGAATACAACAACAATGCCATTGCTGGTTTGGGCGATGGACTGCGTGGTTACGCCGACAACGTTGGCACCGTAAGAAATGCAATGTCTGAACTTAGTCTTCGTGGAATCAAAGGTGTTGAAGATTCGATTGTTTCTTTGATGACTACCGGCACATACAATTTCCGCGAATTTGCTGTGCAGATTCTTGAATACACCACCCGCATGATTATTCAGCAATTTGTGTTGAAGAGCATCATGAGTGCAATTGGCTTTGGTCCAGCGGCTGCATCTTCTCTTGGCTCACCCCTTGCCAATGTTTCTCAGTTCAATGCCAGCGGCGTTGGTTTCAATCCTTTGGCATTCACTGGCGGTTTTGGGTTTGCCATGGGCGGCATCATGACCGGCAGCGGTCCGCTCAAGCTCAAACGCTACGCCGCTGGTGGCATTGCAACTGGTCCTCAACTGGCCATGTACGGCGAAGGAAGCCGCCCTGAAGCTTATGTGCCCCTGCCTGATGGTCGCAGTATTCCAGTGACCATGAAGGGTGGTGGTGCCAATGTCGTTGTCAACGTCGATGCAAGCGGCTCCAGCGTGCAAGGAAATGCACCTGACGCAAATGCATTGGGACGTGCTGTTGGTGCTGCTGTGCAGGCAGAATTGATCAAGCAGAAGCGTCCCGGAGGCTTGCTGGCGTAATGGCTACTTTCAACGATGCCACGGTTGGTACAAGCACTGGCGGCACCACGCCTGACTTCAGCCTGACGAAGAAAAGCGAACCAAAGCTGCGCACTGTTCAGTTCG